CATCCAACATTCGTGCAGAGATATTTGGTGTAGATCTCATTCAAACGTATTGTCATCACAACGATTTAGAAAAAATGAAACAAAACTTTACGCATTCTCAACATTTGAAGTTCACCAAAAAATCCATGGTCACAAAAAAAGACGACACGAAATTCCAGCGCTTGAAGTTTCAAGATTTCAATTTCAATGTTTCCTATATGGAAGAAGAGGAATATCGCATGACGAGCAATTATATGCCCATTAAAAAACTCATGTTAGATTGGAACACTTCTCTCAAAACGTTCCGGTCTATCAATCGGGTACGTTTCAGTCATCCGGATTATCCCGTTTTCGTAGACATTAGTATTGTAAAGACCAACCGGAAACATGTGAACCGCGTCACAAACCAGAAAGATCCCATCCCAACCGAGACGATACAAGAAGCGAATGTTTTTCATACAGCGCCTGTATATGAAGTGGAATTAGAATTGGATAACAGTTTCGCAACTTACTACAGTACAAAAGAACGGTTTCCGGAGTATATGACAAAAATACGACATTGCATACGCCTTATTCTCAGTGCCTTGCAAGGAACACCTTACCCTATATCATATACTGAACAGGAAAACATATTGAATTCATACATGTGTCGATTGTATAGTGACGATTGGTTAGATAAGAAATCACCGCGCCCATTCTTTGTTGGTCCGAATTCTGTCCCTCTTCAATTAGAAAATGTGGTGACGAATTCAGAAGGGTTGTCTTCTATTCCCAATATAAAGAAGGACTACACAATCACGGAAAAAGCAGACGGAGAAAGATGTTTGCTCTATATTTCCAAAGAAGGACGAGTTTATTTGATTTCAAATTCCATGAGAGTCATGTTTACTGGATCCATTACGAAGAACAAGAAGTGTTTCAATTCATTGTTAGACGGGGAATTTATCATGTATGGGAAAGATAGTAAACGCTTGTTTCTCTACGCGGCGTTTGATATCTACTTTTTCGGAGGAATGGAAAAAGAAGCCAATGTGAGAAAACTACCGTTTGCTACAATGGACGAAACCGAACTGGAAGATAAATATAGGTTGTCCTTGTTAAAAAAGTTCCATCAAATGCTGGAATTGGAGCCCGTCACGCCAGACGCGTCGTGTATTTTCCATATGCGTGTCAAACAGTTTGAATGGAGTGATCAATCTATTTTTGAAGCGGCTTCCCGCGTATGGGAAAAACGCCATCACTTTGATTATGAAATCGACGGTTTAATCTTAACACCTATGACGTATGGTGTGGGAGGAAATAAAATAGGGGAAGTCAATGAGATTGAGGGCAAGAAGTTCACGTGGAAACATTCTTTCAAATGGAAACCGCCTCATTACAATACGATTGACTTTCTGGTCAGTACAATGAAAGATAAAGATGGAAAAGATTTGATTCGGAATATAGTACACGACCAAGACAAAGTATTTGACAGCGTCGTGCAATACAAAACGTTGATACTCATGTGTGGATTTGATAAGAGAAAACATAAGTTTATGAATCCATTTGATGACGTATTGTACGACAATATTCCCAAACCGACATCCGGAAAAGAAGAGGATTATCAGTATGAAGCAAAACCGTTCATTCCTACGGTTCCCTACCATCCGGAAAGTTATTTATGTAACATTCCACTAATCAAGGCAGACTCAGACACTTTGCTCATGAAAACGATAGAAGGCGATTATTTTGAAGACGATATGATTGTTGAATTCCAATATGCAAAAAATGACGACTCCAAGAAAGGCGCGTGGAAATGGGTGCCTTTGCGTGTGAGACAAGATAAAACCCAACAACTACGCGAAGGAAAGAAATCCATGAACGAATACGAAACGGCCAATGGGAATTGGAAATCGATTCATTTCCCGGTTACAGAGGAAATAATCACGGGAGCGGTCAATGTTCCAAATGGCGAAATCACCGATACTATTTATTATAGTTTGATTGAAAGGAATTCGCCACATACAAAAGCCCTGCGCGATTTTCATAACTTGTATGTGAAAAGTAAACTGATTGAGGGGGTTTCAAATTATTTACGGAATCGGCTCAATATTGCCGAACCCATTTTGATTGATTATGCGGTCGGAAAAGCCGGCGATTTATCAAAATGGTCACGGTCTAAACTCGCGTTTGTACTTGGAATTGATAACCATGGCGACAATATCACGAATTCCGAAGACGGAGCCTGTGTAAGATACTTGAAACACCGACAATTTGATAAAGATTCCAAACTCAAGGCGTTGTTTGTGGAAGGTAGTAGTGCGTTGAATATTCGGACGGAATCTTCCGCGTTTGGATCAGCACTGGAAAAGGAATTGGTCCAGTCTGTTTTTGGTCACGGTGCAAATATGAATCATAAGAAATACGCATTCAATCACGGGATTGCTCACGAAGGGTTTCATATAAGTTCTTGTCAGTTTGCATTGCACTACTTCTTTGAAAGTAAGAAAACTCTACATACGTTTTTGCAAAATTTGTCAGAGTGCACGAGACTAAATGGTTATTTTATAGGGACATGTTTTGATGGTCAGAAGGTGTTTCAAATGTTGAATAAACGAGACGATGGTACATTGATTAAAGAAAATGAATCCATACGAATCGATAAACAAGGCAAAAAGGTGTTTGAAATAATGAAGAAATATAGTTCCTCTCTTCAAGAATTTCCAGCGGAGGAAGACAGTGTAGGGTTACCAATATATGTTTACCAAGAAAGTATTGACAAGATGTTTATAGAATATTTAGTTCATTTTGACTATTTCCAACGACTCATGGAAGATTATGGGTTTGTGCTTCTGGATAACAATGAATTACGCGGCATCGGGTTCACCGAATCAACCGGTTCGTTTAGCCGTATGTTCGGAATGATGAATAAAGAGATTGCAACGAATTCAGATATGTTTGTAAGAAACGCGCCCAATATGACGAGCGACGAGAAATATATTTCCTTTTTAAACCGTTACTTCATTTTCAAAAAAGTGAGAGATATCCCCAAGAGTACTCTTAAGAACTTGCAAGTTTTGGAGGAAGATGCAAAACAAGAAGAAGAAGAAGAAGAAGAAATAATAGTGAAAAAACCGGCCGTGAAAAAAGTGAAGAAAGACCGTATCGTGTTGAACGACGAAAACTTCTCTCCAATATTGGACGAGTTGGTATTTGATAATTTGGAAATAGAAACATATTATAACAGTTTGAATGATAAAACGAAAAAGAAACTCGCGATGATCCCAGTACGAGATCAACATGTGCTTTTGAAAAACATGTGGAAGAGAAAACAAAAACAAACATATTAAATACATGTTTAAGTTTAACTATTAAGGAATGCACAGATCTCAACCTTATTACGTGAAACAATCTGGTATTGGTATTGTATGTCAAAAAAGAATAAACACCATAATCTATTATTTATTTCCCAAATGCGCGTTTGAAATATCGGACTTGCAGGTTTTACCACAACCAGAACTGTCTACTATATTGTCGCCATCGCAATATCATTACATGAATGAGATAAAAAAAAGAATTTCTGAATGTGATAGTGGTAGATGGAAAAAAATATCCGTGAACCCATATTCTAATATAAATGAAACTTCGCGTATAAACAAGGTACATATTCCTTTTTATGAAATTTTGGAAATATATTCCATCATGCGTTTGTCATGGAAGAACTTTTACAAATTGAATACGTTGCATTTTGGTGCCGATGCAGATATGACGATACGCGCGTTCCGATATATCCGGAATTTTTCTAAACAAGACTCAAGTTTTTTATTAAGCCCTGGCGAACCTTTTCCGTGGAAAGATAATGTCCATATTGACGTTGCGTTTTGTCAAGCGTCGGGTGAAAATGAATATGAAAATGCGATATCCATTTTAAAACAAATATTGGTTGTATTGGCAGTACAGAAACAAAAAGGAGTATGTATTATAAAGTTGGGAGATACGTTTACGACGCTGTCTTTAGATATACTTACGTTAGTCTCTCATTTTTACGAAAAAACACATATAATGAAACCGAGCATTACAGATCTTACGAATTGCGAAAAGTATATTATATGCAAAAATTTCGTCTATGAGAAAATAGACCCGTCTGTTTTAGGAGCTTTTTCAACACTTTACACGAATCTAACCCCGAACACGAATATAAACCGTATATGGAAGTCCAATCCGACCTTGTTTATATCTGGTAAATTAGAAGAAATAAACTCTATTTTCGGACAGCCTCGTTTAGAATACATTCATCAACTATTGAGCCAATCAGATAGAAACGAAAACGTAAAATCAAACAAACAAAAGTGCGCAGAGTGGTGCTCTAAATATTTAATTTAATGTATCAATATATAACAATGACATTCTCCAACATAGATGCAAAATACCAAGCGCTGTTAAGGGGTGAAAAAATCGGATTTGGCGCTACTGCCGTGATCCATGATTTGTTTACTTCACAAAGAATTACAGAAGAACAAAAAGATGCTTTTTTGGAACGTCACTTTCCAGATAAAGCCAGAAGGATCAGAGAGAACCAAGACACCATCCTGGTAACTGACCCCGAAACTGGAAAACAATTCACAAAAAAGGGACTAAATAGCATAAAAGCCACAAAATGTTTCGACTGTGGAGAGCTTTTAAATGGCGGCACATACGGGTACATTTTTAGATCACTATCAGATCGTACTAAAATAATCAAGGGTTCCAGCGAGGGACATGCACAGGCATTCTCTTGTCCACCTGACTTTGAGAGGGAACATCAGATGTATACCCAAATCGCAGCTTATTTTCCGTCATTGAAGCTTCAAACAATTTCGTTGATTAACATTTACGAAAACTGGATAGAGAACAGAAGATGCTACTTGAAAATGGATGAAATTCGGCCAATTGTGTTGAGCAAACGTCAAATGAACAAAGCGATAAAGAAACAAAAAACATTGTCGGAAAAAAACGCGCATATCATAGATAAACTATTAGAAAAGAAGTGTTTATTTATGTTGCTACCGGGAGACGAAGATCCGTTTCGAGCCGAAGAGGGAGGTGGGGAAACGTCAAAATGGATCGAGATCGGAAAAAGTACAATTGATATCTATCTTACCTTATTGGGGATAAATCCAAAACAATATTATAACGACTTGAAAACGCTGGTTGATGGTTCAATGAAGAAAAATATAAAGCTGACTGACGTTGAATTTATTCTTGGATCCATTAATGGGAGAAACCACGTATTTATGATTGACTTCGATAAAGTTAAGGAAATGACGACAGCGGAAAAAAAGAAGATGTTAGAAACAAAAATGAGTATATTAGACCAACCCATGTTCCCCAAAAAGTTTTCAGGAGGACGATTTAAGACGAGAAAACAAAGAATTAATAGAAACAAAAATAGAAGCGCAAAAATCAACACTTGATGATGCTACCGTCTTTTTTCACGACTGGTGTGCAAATATTCGGATATCCTATTTTATCTTTTATAGTATATCCATTCGATGGTACTCCATAGGACAGTGCATTTGCAGTTTGTTCACCATAAGCTTTTCGCATTTTAGATCCAGCGTCTGTGATGGTATCATATTTAAGACGAGCTAATCTGGAACTTGCCTCGACTGCACCCTGTGTGCCAAACTTACTATTGTTGGGTTTATAATATACCGGAACATATTGAGTTTCAGACCCGCAATACTGTATCGTATTAGATGCATATACATTTTTCGCGGTATTTGTCGGGTCCTGGATTCGTAACCGGTTGTATTGGTTTTGTTGGAAAGTTTTATTGCGACCATGTAGATATTGTGCGGAGGAATTGTAATTATCAGGACGGTTGTTTAACTCTGGGTTATATCGCGGACGATTCATACCTGCACTTCGTACTCGTCTCAAGGCATTGTCTTTTTGAGACAACGACGGAACATCCGTGTTTTTATTATGATAGTTGGCTGACAAAAACGAGTCGTCGCAACTGCTGCATGGATTGTTTGTTTTAGATTCTTCCACATGAAAATGCAGCGGTTTTGAATTTTCTGTACATTGGTCTTTTATGATGGTTCCTCCGGGGGTTTCCATGTCTGTCCGAATTCTTTGGGAATTCCGATAATTACCTCCCGGTATGGAAGGAACAATCTCAGACCGATAGTGTTTTAAAGGCATGGTTTTGAAAAAGAGTTTCGCAGAGGTTTCATCTAAATTCATAAGTTTGTGTTTTTGCAGAATAGATGTGATTTCGTAAAACGTTTTCCCTTTCCAGGATTGAAACCCTAAACGTCCTGGTTCCATATATACATTGAATTACTAAAAAAACATTTGAAATAAAAACGAAATAAACATTTGATTTTTATAAATATAAGTTTCATGAATGTGTTTGCATTAGATATACACGCGTACAATCATAATCAGTTTTACTTTTTAGAACCTACTCCTAACATTGTTATCGCCGGAACATTCGCCAAAGTTATTTATACTGGATCTGATTTTACGATGAATGGAATCTACATATATGTCCCCTGGGATAATAATGCAAATGACATTAATCTTCTGGAAACCCAATTATTAACTCAGTATGGAAAACACACAAATAGACCAAAAAAACAGACACTCGGTCTAATAACCCTCAAAACGAATCGTCTGAATCAGTCCAAAAAGATGTTGTTGAATATTTCGGGCGTTTGGGAAAACGAAACTCATATTGGGCTCACATATAAATGGATAGACGGACTTATTGTTTAGTTAGATTCATTTTAAATAAAGGCTTCCTTTTATTCTTATTCGAAGGAGGCGGCGGCGGTCCGCCTATCGCCATTACCTCGTTCTTTTCGGGGGTCGGATTTGTACCTGTTGAAAAAGAATCCACTTGTATCATGTCGTCCTCTATAGCAAACTTATTTAATTTAATATCCAGTATACCTTCTTTTGTTTTCATAGCATACCGGCGTTTTTCATCAGGATTAACTTCTCGGTAAGCACCGTGATGGTAATGTATAAAATCTTTGCTAAGGATTTGAAAAAATGTGGAACGATCTATATGAAGTCCGTTAAGCTCGGCGCGTCGTTGCAATTCGTTGTCTTCCCACCCCCACGCCCAAAAATTAGGAAATCCATTCAGTTTTTCAAAGTCACCGCCTGTAATCGAAACAATTCCTCCTAAAGCGAATTTGAATCCATAGAAATGCTTCACAATACCTTCACTTGTTTTATACGAGAGTTGATTTTTTTCAAATGGCATAACGTCAATATCATTGAACACAAAAGTGATCTGTTTATAGTCTTCTGGATATTCTTGTTTCATGGCTAAAAACCCTATATTTTTTATGGCTCCACGGTTGAATGGTTGATTGTCTCGTTGATGAACGAAAAACGTCCGATACGATTCTTCTGGCAAATCTTCCAATATCGATTTCATATGTTTACGAAAAAACGAACGATGCATATCTCTGTCACGATATGGGATTATAAAAATGATGTCGGGAGCCATATAAACATAAATTATATATTTTTCTTTCTTTCTATTCTTATACATGCCTGCTGTCCATTGTTTGTTACTTTATGTTTTTTGGGAACCCTTAATATGATCAGATTATCTTTTTTAGGAGTAGAACATACGGATGGAATCGTTGAACTTTCGTTTGATACAACGGACGAACATTCTGAAGGACACTTGGTTGGACACGGTTTGGTTACAACGGAAGGACATTTGACAGGACTCGATCTTTTAACTGGAAATGGAATAGAGTCACATACTTTACTTTCTATTGATGTGGAGCAGTTGTCTGCACTGTCAAATTTGTGTTTTTCATAATCTGGGGGGTCAAAGTCTTCTTTCTTGTGTTTTTCTTTCTTTTTTTTCCCTTCCAGTTTGGTGATTTTATTCTTTAGCTGAGCGATTTTATGTTCTATACCAGATCCAACCGATTCAGATTCAGATTCAGAGCAAGAATCCGAAATAGATGCACTTGATTCGGAGTCAGAGGAGATGATAGATACGGAAAAATCTGAATCGGACTCAACTTTTTTATTTTTCTTTTTTTTCCGTTTTTTATTATAATAATTCGGTTGTGGATATGGATACATAAATGGTGGAGGTGGTGGAGGACATGCGGACATTGGTGGGATCCCTTCGTTGTATAATTGTTTCGGATACGGGTTATTGTTGTATGGTGGACAATACTGTTGCATATTATACATTATTGCAAGAAAAAATAATGTACAAATCTATTTGGGAATAGATCCTCCGTATTTCTGGATAACCCAACTCGGAAGTAAATCTTTTTTACAATCGTTTAGTTTCTTAAAACATTTGTTTATGGTAACTTCGCTCGCTTCGTCTCCAAGTTTTATTTTGATATCCATTTTGGTGTAAGGAAGTTGGCAGTATTGCGATACAAAATATAATATTCCAGCCGCGATTGCCTGTGGGCGATTGTCAGGGATAAGTTCTTTTTTTTCAACCTGAAATGCTATAAACTTTGCTAAAAGTTGCTGATCTTGGGATAACTCTAATTTACTTGAGAATCGTTCAATAAAAGCACTTGGGGTTAACGCACACAATTTAGATTTATCAGAAACGTCCATGGTTCGTTCGTGGCTTTGTAACAGTTCTTCTGCGCAAGAACATCCTAATGACGCGCTGTTCTTATCAATATGAAATATATCGGCGATTTCATTTGATGTACGTGGGCATTTATTTTTCCAACATGCAATCCAGATGCATGCCGCCCGCATGGCGTCACGTTTCATGCCACGAAAATTCTTTTGTTCATATAAATCTTTGAAAATCGCCTTTGCATCATCTATAAAGATCTTTGGTATACCCGCATTACTGGCATAAGTACTAATCAATTGAAACTCTTCATGCAACATTTTCTCTTTGTGTGGCATGGATTGCCATCTACTCCATTTTCGAAGATTTTTCATTTCTATGGAAGCATTGGAAGTGCAGAATATTTTACACGCATAAGACGATTCTTCTAAAAGCGGATCAATTGGATTTCCACAACGAGTTGTATCTGCATTATTACACTTCTTGTCCCCTGCAAAATATCGCCATTCGGGAGAATAGTCTAATGTATAATTATTCATATACCCACAAGATCCATTCGGACAAGTCTGAAAGCCTTCATCTGCGCATATCAGCAGAGTATGGCATTTCACACAGAACTCAGTCTGTTCTACAGATGACGGAGTATGGTTATCGTGGATATTCTCGAGAAATTTATCCTGGTCATATATTTCCCACAACTTTGATTTCTGTTGCGGATTTAATGGATTTTTCTTCTTGAGTGTTTTACGACTAAAGGTCAAAGGAGCAGTGTCATGTTGTATTTCAATCTCCATATTATAATGTATAAGGTTTTCGATATGGATTTTTTATCGCAAACCTCATTTCAATTTTTTGTAGGGGGGCGCAGCCCCCCTATGACCCCCCATTTATGGAGAATAGCGAGAATTTACACCTTTTCTCATGTAAAACGCTCAATTTTACCAATTATACTGGATAACTTTGTACTCGATAGAAGAGAAACATGATAAGTAATTTATGACTGACCAGCAAATCAATAGTATTGCGAAGCAGATTAGGGATGTGACTGAAAAGAAACTCCCCAAGAAAAAAGAAAAATTGAAACCTAAGAAATAAAGAATAAAATTGAACCGAAAATCAAGATATTCACTCACATAAAAATAGATGAGTCGTCCGAAATATACTACCCTGACATTTATTGAAAAGGCAAGATCAATTCACGGTGATAAATACGATTATTCGCGTGTTGTGTTTGTTGATTGCAAAACTAAAATTCCTATATTGTGTAAAGAACACAATACAGCTCCATTCCTCCAAACACCAACAAAACATTTGCAAAAGCAGGGTTGCCCGAAATGTGGGTGTTATGCGAAATTCACGACAGAAGAGTTCATTGAACGAGCTAAACAAATTCATGACGATAAATATGATTATTCGTTGGTGAATTATGTGAATTCTCAGACAAAAATTTTGATTATTTGTAAAAAACACAGCGATCAACCTTTTGAACAAGTACCGAATTCTCATTTGCAGGGTTGCGGCTGTATGAGATGCGGAACTGAATCTACGGATGAAAGTTTAAAAAAATGCTGGGAAGACTTTTTAAAAAACGCGATACAAATTCATGAGAATAAATATGATTATTCTGAAGCTACATATGTGAACGCACTGACCAATATCACAATTAAATGTCCTCTGCATGACAAATTTGAGCAGACGCCTTCCGTCCACATCAATTCCAGATTCGGTTGCCCCGAATGTGCCAAAAAAGGAAGAGGAGACGAAAGGAGATTGACAACCGCTGATTTTATTAGAAAAGCAAAAGATATACACAAAGATACATACGATTATAAATTATCGGTTTACACAGGGTGTGAAGATCAATTGATCATTCTTTGTCCGATACACGGAGAATTTAAACAACAGGCAAATAATCATTTACAAGGAAAAGGGTGTGTCAAATGCGGGCAAATATTGTTTTATAATAGCCGGCGAAGCAATACTATTGAGTTCATTGAAAAATCAAAAGAAATTCACCAAAACCGATACGATTATTCTTATGTAGAATATACAAGTAGTTACGAAAAAATAAAAATAATATGCAAAACACACGGACCATATGAACAAACACCATGCGGTCACTTACGAGGAAGTGGATGTCAAAAATGTGGGTATAACAGTATATCCATGTCCAAGTCATCTTCTAAAGAAGAATTCATTGAAAAAGCAGTTTCCATTCATGGTGATACATATGATTACTCTGAAGTAGTCTATAGAAGCGGGCATGATGATGTATCCATCATATGCAAACTTCACGGCATATTTCAAAAAAGACCTAACAATCATATTAGTGGATTGTCGGGATGCCAGAAATGCCAGTCTAAAAAACAACATTCAAAACTACAAATTCAATGGCTGAACTTTGTTCAATCATATCGCAATATTGATACTATTATACACGCCGAAAATGGGAATGAATTTAAAATACCGGGTACTTTATTTAAAGCAGATGGTTATGATCCGGATACAAATACAATTTATGAATTTCATGGAGATTATTGGCACGGTAACCCTAAAAGATTTATAATGACAGAAGTAAACAAGACAACAAACACAACATTTGGAGAATTGTACCAAAACACAAAGAAAAAAGAAAAACAGATTCTCGGGTTGGGATACAATTTGGTCGTTATGTGGGAGTATGATTGGGTCAGAGTAACAAGATCTATAAGTATTTTACAACGAATATTCAAAAACAAGATTTATTCAACATAATAATAGAAAATATATAATAAAGTCATATATTTTTTCACCCAACCACGTCTCCTCAATCCTGATGCACTTTTGTTTTATACTCGTTTTTCGTTTCGTTAAAGGTGTAAACCAGCCGACGATTTAGAATTTGGGGAATATCAAAAGAGGGTGTCGTAAGGGGGCTGCGCCCCCTCAATTAAAGAGACCCAAACCGGGGGGTCGTAGGGGGGCTGCGCCCCCCTATTCGTTTGTCTATTTGTTCAAGAACCCCGTCGTTGTACACGAATTTACCGGATGGACGGTACTTATCAATCGGTGTGAATTGTTTTTGTTCTTTTTTCGGTGTGGCCTGTTGTCCAGTAGTTCCTGTATTGAATAATCCTTGGTTTATATCATCTTCTCCATCTTGTTCTTTACGTGGATCTGATGTTATGTCTCCTTTTTCATTTATAGTTTTCCCGGTTTTCTTTTTGAATTCAGCACGTATATACTGTGGAATCCAGTTGGACCATGAAATAAACATCGTATTTGGATGGATATATTTAACTAAAAATCCGTTATCCTGAAGTTTATTCACTAAATATGCTATACACTCGGCTTTGTTGTAAACCGCTTCGCCGAAAATATATTCGGGAACGTTGAACCAAATATGTTGATC